TGCCGATCTCAAGTCTGAGATGGCGTGGAACGGAACTCTCCAGATGATGACCTTAAATGGTCGGCACATCTTCGATCGCGTCAATGAGACGACGGCTTTCCATAGTGTTGATCAAAATACTCGCCTCACGGCTGAGAGTTCATGGAATGACATTGAGGACCTAACCGATGACGAGTTTCGTAGGGGGTTGAATAAGGCCGCTGGCGACGAGTCTAAGGTACCTGTTCAACCAACGCCTCTGCCTCCTCCTCAGTCACCTAAGGGTGATATGGAGGTAGAGGATGGTACCTTGAATGACCCCCCACCCAAACGTACGGAAGCTAAGACCGAAGCCCCCAAGGTAGAGACCAGGGAGGTGAAGGCGGAGGTGGCTTCCGTGCCGCCCAAGGAGGAGGCCCCTAAGCCGGGTTTCCAGAAGGCTACGAGCGAACGGTCCGTAGCCAAGGAGAAAACCGTTACTTCGACGTCTGTGAAGAGTACGGTATCGGGAGATACACGCTCAACGAGCAGCCCGGGGAAGCCTTTGGCAACCCCGAGTTCCGAGAAATCGGCAAGTGCTACGCCGTCGCAGCCCACCCCTCAAAACCCAAAGCCGAAACGCAAGCGCTCAAAGAAGCCAGGCAAGAAATCCCCGAACTCGGGGACTACGCCCTCCCAGAGCGCGGCGCCCGTGCAGAGTACCAAGGATTGAGAGCGCAGTCCAAGCGCTTTATTGACCATCCTGGTCCGAGTGAGGAAGAGAGGAAGATGCTGCTAGAAGAAGTGTGCGATGAGTATCCGAGGGCGGTTCCCTTTAAATGTATGCGAGAGGAGGGTCTTTTAACGCGGGATCACGTGAAGAACGTGCTGAAGAGCGTTGTAAAGGACTCTTCTCCGGGTTTGCCTTTAGCGGAATTGGCACGCACGAACAAGGAGTTGATTGAAAAGCACTTTGAGTTGATTTACAACTTGGTGCTAATTCGTATTGAGAACCTAAGCAAGGTCAAACTCCCGGATGATCCCGTGGAGTTGGTCGCTGGTGGTTTCTGCGATCCGATCCGTATTTTCGTGAAGAACGAGAGTACGCGTGTTGCCAAGATCGTTGAAGGTCGATCCAGGTTGATATGGAGTGTAAGTCTTATTGACCAGATTGTGGAGCGATTGTTGTTTTCTCCTCAGAATGAGGCGGAGATTTCCAATTGGAAGTCTTGTCCGTCTAAGCCTGGAGTTGGTTTTTCGACCGACGAGCAGCGCCGAGAGTTCTGGGAGTACATGGTGGCAAAGCTTGCGGCACGGGCCGAGAGCGATGTCATCGGATGGGATTGGAATGTGAAGAAGTGGATGATGCTCCTTGAAGCCGAAATGAGAATTAGGCTTTCAGGTGAGCCCATCGATGGATATTTCGCACGTCTCGTCCGCAATCGCTTCCATTGTTTGATCAATTCACTAATTGTGTTGTCCGACGGGCGTATGTTTACCAAGAAAGGCGGTATTCTGCCATCTGGTAGTTACATTACGTCTTCGAGTGGGTCCAGGATGCGCAGGACGTTCGCTAAATGGATTGGAGCTAAAACCTCCGATTCAATGGGCGACGACTGCAATGAGGACTTTGTCGAGGACGCGATGGAGAAGTACGCTAGTCGTGGATTGCCCTTGAAGGGCTACAAGAAGTGTTACGGGGACGGTGAGGAGCCTCATTTTGAGTTTTGCTCGCATTATTTCTCTGAGAAGTTGTGCTATCCGCAAAACATTGTGAAGTCTTTTCATCATTTGATGGTTAATCCCGTCCTTGAGGAGCGCGATGAGCAGTTTAAATGGCTCTTTCGTGGACACCCCAGTTTCGACAAGTTTGGGAGCGTTTTACGCGCGGTAAGGGAGGGGCCGCGAAAGCACGTGTTGTAGAGGAAGTATATATGTTGGACCCGTTGGTTGTGTTTGTGTGCGTAGTGTTTGTGTGTGCGTACATTGGAGTAGTATACTATATGTGGAGTTACGAAAATGCCGAAAAGCCGTGTGAAAAAGGCCCTTGCTAAGGTCAAGAAGCTTGGGAAGAAGGCGTACAATAAAGCGAAGAACGACCCTGAAATTCGCGATTTGGTTAACAATACCGCTCAGCAAATGAAGCGGGAAGTGATCAATGGGATCAAAGCCGGAATGACTGAAGCCTCGGCGGGGCGTATTACCGGCTCGGGTGACTATTACACCTCAAATAATATTAATAGGGGCGGTGGAATTGCCGCCCGCTCTTTGAAAGTAGCTCGCTCCATCGTGATTGAGCGCCAGGAGTTTATTGGCACTGTTGTTTCTAGCAGCACTGCCAAGAACACGGTCATTAACAAGTACCGAATTAATCCGGGAAACTATGTGACGTTCCCTTGGGGTTCGTCCGTTGCCCTTGGTTATGAATCGTGGATGCCTATGCAAGCACAAATTGTTTACAAGACTACTTCTGGTGATGCTCTCAATGCGAGTGATACTTCTTTGGGCAAAGTCTCGCTGGCTGCTCAGTACAATACCTACGCTAGGGATTGGGATTCATTCTTGGAGCTCGAGAACGCTAATGATTCCGTGACCGGTGCACCCTCCGCCAATATGATGTTGGGGTTGGAATGCAAGAAAGGGTTGCGTGGGTCAAATAGTTTGTATGTCTCGCAACAAGACCCGAACTCAGCTGGTAAAGGATTCTACGACCTATGTGATGTTTATGTGGCGAGCACAGGGTGCCAAGGCACTAGTGTTCGCCTTGGTGACATCTTCATTCGTTACAAGATCAAGTTGTTTAATCCTATCGTTCGCGATAGTGAGGTTCCAGCTTGTGTCTTTGGGATCCAAGGTACGATTGCCTCTACCAGTACTGCTTTTAGCACTACTGGTACTGTTGTGGAAAACATTTCTACGCGCCAGGGAGGAACGCTCACCCTGACTTCAAACAGTGTGATAACACTTACTGTTAAACCGTCACCTGGGCGAAGCCGCCTCTCGTTGCAGTATGTCTGTGGCCAAAGTGGCTCGGCTAATACCCGAGTCTTCC